TTTTTAAAAAAAAATATAAAAAAAAAAATATTTTTGGTGTTTAGGAGGGTTTTTTTTTGAAGGGTGGGGGGGGGGGGGGGGGGGGGCATAAAAAAAGAGATTTGTATATACTAGATTTAAAATTAATGATAAATTTTAGTTGTTTAAAAAAATGTTAGATCAGTATTTGTGATTTTAAAACTATGAAAAAGCATAATGTTAAGGGAAAGAAAGTATGTATACGCCATTAATTAAAAACTTTAGCATGTTCAATGCTTGGGGCGATAATAGGTTAACTCAAATAGACTTTAGGAAAAATGTAACTTTCCTTACCGGTTTCAATGGAACGGGTAAAACGACTCTGTTGGAGTTACTAAATTTTTCTTTATCTGATCCGATGGCTATTTCGCCAGACTATAAAAACTGGTGTACAAAAGTACTCCTTAAACAGAATATTGCTCTTTTTGCATTTGACTTGGGAAGTTCACACGATAGAACGCAAAATAAAATCAACTCTAGCTTACGCAAATTGCAAACCAGATCTGAGCTTGAGCATTTAAAATTGATTGATTTTTATAATTCAGTACTAAAAGGAGTACAAGACTATAAGAAAAACAAAAAAAATGGCACATCTATAGTAAGCAATAATTCTGCATCAGAGAATGACTCTACAGCAGCGGCCAGGGTTATTTTTGCCAGAAGTGATAATCCTCATGGTAAAAAAGATGTTAAAGAGTTGGTGTCTCCGATTTATTATCGTGAAGAAGTGTTCATGGATGCTGATAGGCCTTATACCAAAAACTCAGAACATCAGAACACTAACATCTATGATAAGAGTATTTTGTTAGACTTCACACTAAAAGAATTGCTTGTCGATTTTCTTTCAAAAGAGAAGGAATTGGCAACCATTAATGCATCAGATAATAGCGATAATAATAAGCTATTCAATGAAATCAATTCTCTTTTATCTGGGGATGGAATAGATAAGGACGTGGCTTTTAAATTAAAGCAAAATTTCTCTTCTCTTATAAAAAAGGAAGTTAATTATAAGTTTGAATTCAAGGAAGATGTGATTAAAAAATTTGAAAATATTGTAGAAGACTTTTTTGAATGTACTGCAAAAAAAGTATGCAGAGACGCTAGGGGATTATTAGCTTTAAGAGACAGCAAGGGTAATGTCGTTGAATCTTCAAATCTCTCTAGAGGCGAGAAAAACATTCTTATTTTACTCATTTTAGCATTTCTTTCACATGATGAAAAAAAGGTTTTTATTTTAGACGAGCCAGATTTAACTCTCCATATGGAATGGCAAAAGAAAATTATCGTGAGATTGCAAGAGTTAGCCCCGCAATCACAATTCATAATCGCAACTCACTCGCCAGCATTATTTATGAATGATGTGGATTTTGATGTTATCAATATAATGGATGTTACTAATTATGAGTGATGGAAAAGTAACTCTTACAAGCGATTACCTTGAAGCATCAAATCAACTATATCCTTCAACATATAAAAAGAATATCCAAGTATATGTAGAGGGTGATCCTGATGTTCGTTTCTGGGCTCCTTTGTTCAAAAAATACAATAATAAATATAATGTTAATGTCAGTAGGGCGTTTGAAGTGCCTGCTAAAGACGGCAAGGCAGCGAACGGTTGTTCACGAATTGCTAACTTGGTTAATACTGGGCAATTAACATTAGGTAAAAATTTAATAGTCTGCTTAGATAGCGACTATCGATTTATCCTAAATGATTACAAAAATGGTTATGAATTCATTCCTAACAATAAATATGTGCTTGAAACAGGGGTTTGTGCTAAAGAGAACGTTATATCAGCACCAGAAGGTTTAAAGGAAATAGTGCAAAAGTCAATTAGCCTTACAACTTGGTTTCCTAACCTTGACTTTAAATTGTTATTTAAATCATTATCACGTTCGTTATTTGTTTTACAGTCGTTGCAACTTTATTATATTCGAAATGGTAGTGATAAAGTTAAAGCGGTAAACCAGAAGCTCATTACCGAACTGACTTCTTTGCAAAAAGAAATTCACGCACTTGATTTTAATGAATATGACAACAAGCATTTCAATAAAATTTTTAGAAAGCTAAAAAAAGAAAGCATGATTTTCTTTAAATCAAACCTTGAAAAGTCTGAGCGTGAAGATTTTAGTAAGTTTTTGATAGAGATTCACTCCAGGATGGAGGGGTATGATAACGCAATTTATTTTGTTAGAGGACATGATTTTAACGATTTTGTATTAAAAGAACTGATAGGTCGAGGCAGTTATCTTTTGCTTGAACAAGAGAAACAAAGGAGGATTGCTATGCAAGATAATGAGGGGGTATCTCAGTTATTCAAAGAACAAATGAGTGCAATGCGTCTTGTACAGTGTCGAGAAGATTATTATCTTTGTAAGCACTTTAATAATGCCATAATAAAAATAGACACCATTCTTGCTGCTTGATGTGGTTTCGTTAATTTGAATGATGTTAATAAATTGTATATTATGCTCAGTGCTCACATTGTGGGAATGAGCATTTTTTATGCTTTTTCACACATGACATATAATTAATGGTTTGTGTTTTTTATATTCATATTTTTGTTTTCATAATTCAATTGCTATAATAAAAACCATCAATAATATATTAATCAATTCTTCAAGCCGATTTCGTGCTAAAAATTTGCTTGGCTTCTTGCGAGTTTGCCGATGTATCACCTTATGTGGATGCTTTATTTAATTATGCTACAATATTCTGTAGGAAGAATTTTTAATATTTAATGTCAAAAAACTAATAATTTCAAACAAAACTGAAAGTAGCAGTGTTGTAATTCTTGTGCTTTAATTGTTACGTATTAATTTTAACAAAGCAGTTTAGTATAATATAAAACCACCTTATTACGCTAATGCTCGTTAAAGTAATAAAGTAATAAAGTAATAAAGTAATAAAGTAATGCTTAGGTTCTTATACAGTAAACCTGTCAATTTGATTGAACCCTTTTTAAATTGCTTAGCATGTAAACGAAATAATACTATAGTTTATAAGTTTTAATAATATGCCAGTAATTGCGAAATTTTAGATGTAGTAATCAAAATAATGCTTATTGCAGACATGAAGGTTTCCCAACTCGTAAATAGGGCAGATGCAAGATATAAATTATGTAAGATAAAACTGTTGATTGTATTTTATGCAAAAAAAGGAAAAAGTTATACAAATCATATGGTTATGATGGGTTGCGTCAGGCTCATTTCATGTGCATACTGAAGCAAAATGGATGATTACTGTTTATGCATACAGTGTTTTGTTGTATAGTCTAGAAACTACAGAAAAAAATGAATTTTTCTTCCGGCGAACCTATTAGGAAGTTTGCGCAATTTGTTATTTTGGCTCTGTGGAGTGGATTTCTCCCCGCCGGGTGGACGTATTTGTGGATAGCAAGTGAGGGGGTTTTGTGAGTGATGGCGAGGAACAGCAAAAGGGTTGGTACGATTTGGTGCGCCGTGACGATGGATTGGTCATGGCATCATATCAGTATGGTCCTGAGGACCGCGTACTGTTCTACCGATACGGCGATAAATTTAGCTGCAGGCCGATGGCTTCTGATGAACTTATCGGCGATTTATCGATGTTCACTCAGATGCTCGTTAAGGCGGGTTACCGCCCCTCAGCCCTATCTGATATAGTCCCCTCGTCAGCCTGAACAACTGACAACCTGCTGCGCCACTGGAGAGACACCATGGCGCAAAAACCATCCGAACAAGAACTTAAATTGGTTCCTTTTGGAATCAGCGATTTCTTTTTGCCTGCGCACTTACTGGTGACGGAATGAGGAAAACCAACTTCATCCATACCCAGCTCACGACGAAAGAAGTGGACGAACTCGATGCCCGCTATCGCGCTAATGACGTGCGCATTGTGCGAAGCCTTGATGTCGATCTGATCCACTGGACGCTCACCGCCTATCTGCCGGAGGCCAAGAAAGCCCCGCGGCAGGATAAGGCCTTCCAGCAGCCGATTTGGAGGTGAGTGTGAAGACCTACGACATTACTCCTGTTGCAAAGCCTCGACAAACTCGCGCCGATAAGTGGAAAAAGCGCCCGGAGGTTCTTCGGTATCGCGCGTTCTGCGATCACGTTCGGCTACTGGGTGTCGAACTGCCGGAAGCTGGCGCTCACGTTACGTTTATCCTCCCGATGCCATCCAGCTGGAGCAAGAAGAAGCGCCAGGCAATGGCGGGCAAACCCCACCAGCAGAAACCAGACAAAGACAATCTGGAAAAAGCGTTGATGGATGCCATCTATGCTGATGACTCCCATATCTGGGATTCTCGCGTGACAAAGCTCTGGGGTGAAGAAGGACAGATCATCATCGGGGAGATCGCCTGATGCGCGCCTTACTGAAACCAGTAGTTGCCCGGGAGATGGGCGTTGTGCTGTTAAAGCCCGGCAGCGAGCTGATGAGCATGTTCAGTGGCGGTCGTGTGCTGGTGGAGAGCCAGCCCGCCAGCATGGCAAGCTTCGCTACAGACCGCGTACCCGACGCTCGCCAGCCGCTGGCCGGCAATGCGGCACTGCGCCCGTTCTTCCTTCACGAAAAGGTGATCACTGCTGCTGGTGGGCTGAATGGCCTCGAATACTGGTTAATGCGCAGTGGAGACACATGCCAGTACCCGCACAGCGATTACCACTACCACGAAATGACCACCATGCGGCACGATCCCGGGGCAATCCGGGTGTGCGGCCACTGCGACAACCAGCTGCGCGAGCAGCACACCGAACGCCTGGCGGAACTGGCGCGCCAGAACGTCATTGACTGGGTGCTGGATACCGCCAGGGTGGCGCTGGCGCTCGACCGGTCTCGCGAAATTTCTCTGGCTGAACTGTGCTGGTGGGCTGTACGTGCTGGCGTTGCAGATGCGTTACCAGAGTCAGTTGCCCGTGAGGCTTTGCGGCTGCCAGAGGCGAAAGAAACCTTCCGCGAAAGCGAGATCGTACCGTCAGTACCGGCCACCAGTATTATTTCGGACAAAGCCCGCGCGTTACCTACAACACCTCCAAGCGAACCACTAGCGCCAGCAACATCACCAGCCATCAGGCCAGTAGTTGGCGTGCTGGTGGATCCCGAATCCCTACAGACTTTCATGAAGCGGCCAAAGCGTATCCGCTGGATGGAAGAAAAATATTTGGCATGGGTAAAGACGCAGCCGTGCGAATGCTGCGGAATGCCGTCAGATGATGCTCATCACCTGATTGGCTGGGGGCAGGGAGGGATGGGAACGAAGGCACACGACATCTTCGCGATCCCCTTATGTCGCAAACACCATATCGAACTCCACAACGACCCGGTGAAATTCGAAAGAGAGCATTCTTCTCAGCCGGCAATGATAATCAGAGTGCTGGACCGGGCCTATGCGCTCGGCGTTCTGGCTTAAGGAGCAGTACAGGATGACACCACGTCAACGCCGCATTCATGTTGAAGGTCTGGGTAAAGCAGCATCTGCACCGAGAAAAAGCTACCTCGGAAAGTTCACGCCATTAAAGAGCGTTCAGTCTGGATGGATAAAGTCTTTGCTGACCGTCTGGGGGGAGTGTGTAGGCGGTAAAACCCGGGCGCAGTATCGCCTGGAGAACTGCGGCCAGTTCTGGTCTGAGGTGAAGCAATCGGAGTGGTCAGATGCTCAGTTGTCGCGCATCACTGAGGCACTGGGGCAGGCAAGGAGAGAAGGATTCCGTGGCGTTCAGGCTGCTTTGCGCGCCCGCGCCATTCTTTGGCCGGTAACACTTACTGAACTAATCGAGCAGAGCGAGCGCCGTGACGATGCTGACTTTATCGAACAGGTCATGCTGAAAACCTTCAGTGCTGAGGATCCTGTTTATCTGGTCGGTCTGCAGTTTTACACCACCCGCAAAAAGATATCCGATATCTCCAGAGAGTTGCAGCTGGTGGCTCCCTGGCTGACCACCGGAGAGGCGCGTAAGCGCGTGCGCTGGTGCCTTGAGATATTCCAGGCGAAGGTATTTCTGGCCGTCCGACGCCAGATAGAAACCTCGTGAAAGTGAGAGGCATGTCAAATATTTTTAAAATGGAGTTGAAAACGGGCCAGAAAAATGAATAATCCATTCATGCTTGGCAGAGCTGCGCCACGATGGCAGCGTCGAAAAGCCTTTACAGACTAATTCTAAAACCCGCCTCTGAGCGGGTTTTTTTGCGCAAATATAAACAGATAAGATTAGTCTTATTAAGAGTAAGCCATTAGACTGTCTCAGTGGTGAATCCCCCTATGCGGTGGGGCGACTAGTCAGGGCAGGTGAATGACGCGGTTCTGTGGTCTAGCGCAGAGTCACCGGGAGGCACCCGGCACCACAACTTGAGCATCATTTATTTCTGAGGCTGTCTTTGGGCACATTTTTGTTTCTGTCCCGCGCTCTGCGGCCTTTGACAGTATGTCAATTACTACTGTAAATCCTTAATGGCGGGTCAGTGCATTTCTTCATTCATGATTAAGTATTCCTCACACCAGTTCATAACCAGAATGGCTACACTCTCTTCATAGTGATGGGAGGAAGGTATGAAAGAAGGTTTTTACTGGATACAACACATTGGCAGGGTTCAGGTTGCCTACTACACCAACGACGAAACCGAAAACCTCGAAACGGGCCGTACCATAACGGGTGTATGGCATCTCACACAAGGCGATGACATCTGCCATGACGGCGAGGCTAAAGTATTACAGGGTCCGCTATCCCCACCTGATTTTTAGAAGATGGGATTAGTGCTTTGCTTCAAACTTGTCTAGATTTAATACTGGTGAATCCCCCTATGCGGCGGGGCAAACCAGTTAATGTTATCTATAAATATGCTTGCGACTCGCATAACTGGTAACGAGTCACCGGGAGGCACCCGGCACCACAATCTACATCTCATCAAGAAATATCTATTCTCAAGGCTGCCAATTGGCGGCCTTTTTCTATTTCAGGCTCACGGAAACCCCCATTAAAGGTCCTGTCGTTGATTCATCCGGAGAGCCTGACCCTTTTACACCGCACAGCACCCCGGACCCTTCGGAGGTGAGAGATGTTACGCATGGATAAATTAACCACTGGCGCAGCTTACGGCGCCTCTGCGGGGAGCGTGTTGAACGGCATTCTTAACGCATACAGCCCTGAGCAGTGGAACGCCATCGGCGTGCTGGTGGGCATCGTTGTCGCTGTTCTTACGTACCTGACAAATTTGTACTTCAAAATCCGCGAAAGTAATCGCCGCGACAGGAGCCAGAATGAACCCGACGCTGAAAAGTAAGCTCGTGAAGGCCATCCTGGGCGGATCGAGTGCGATAACCATTGCCGCAGTCATGCTGGGTAATGCTGACGGGCTGGAAGGGCGGCGCTATTACGCATATCAGGATGTTGTTGACGTCTGGACTGTATGTGATGGACATACCGGCGCCGACGTTCGCCGCGGTCACCGTTACACCGACAAAGAGTGTGATGCTCTGCTGCAGTCCGACCTGCGCAAGGTGGCGGCAGCCATCGATCCGCTGATTAAGGTCCGCATCCCTGAGACTGCACGGGCGGCGCTTTACTCGTTCACCTATAACGTGGGCGCTGGCGCGTTTAGTCGCTCCACGCTGCTGAAAAAACTGAATGCTGGCGATGTTCCGGGCGCGTGCAAAGAGCTGCAGCTCTGGACGTATGCTGGTGGCCAGCAGTGGAAAGGCCTCATCACCCGGCGCGAGATTGAGCGCGAAGTCTGTGAATGGCAGCAAAAGCCGCAACTATTTAACGGCGGTGCCGGGCCGCTTAACCCTGGCACGCCAGCATCAGCGCCGGGAGTATTCTGATGAAATCCCATTACCTCATTGCGATCGTCGTGTTCATCCTGTGCCTGTTCGGCGGAGCATGCTGGTCGGCCTGGTATTACAGCGACAAGGCCAGCCGTGAAAAAACACGGGCAGATAGAGCTGAGCAGCAAGCCGAGTCTGCAAACGCCATTACCGCCAATGTCATTCAGGCGGTGAGCATTATTAACACTATCTCCGAGGCAAATCAGAATGCAAAACAGCAGATCGCACTGGAGTCACAGAGAGTCCAGGCAGATATCAAAGTGGCTGTTGCGAATGATGATTGCGCTCGTCGGCCTGTGCCTGCTGCAGCTGCTGACCGGCTGCGGAAGTACGCGGACAGTGTACGTACCGGTTCCGATGGTACCGCTGCCGGCAAACCTGATAGCTGAGACGCCGCAACCTGCAATTCCCGATCCGCTGACCTATGGGACCAGCCTGGATTTGAATGTAAGCCTGTTATCAGCGCTAGGGCAGTGCAACATTGATAAGGCCAGCATCAAGAAGATAGAGGTGTCACGCAGCTCACAGTAGCAACTCCAAATTTAGCTTGCTAACAATATCTCTAACCTTTCGTATGAAAGTAGTGGATTACACTTTGGTTCCAGTTCAAGTGCGTTCATATATTCTATAAAACGACACAAACATAACTATACCTTTTTAGAAGGTGTCGATTTTTGTTTAACATGTAGACTCAACCCATCCTGTATGGATTATCAATCTGACAGGTGTATTGGAAGCCCTTTAGTCATGGCTTTGTCCGGTGGCTCCGGAGCATGGTGGACTGAATGGAATGCAATACTTACAAAGGCCACGCAGTAGCGTGGCCTTTCTTAGACATTTGCGGTTATCTGAAGACGAAGCGACATCTGCCTTAAAACAGACGCAAGAGGGGACTAAGGCAAATTTATGAAAAAAGTATTGGTTTTCTTCAACTCGCAGCAGGTAGAGGTCGCAAATGTACTTAAGCCTGTAACATCAATTGTTCGATGCTACCCAAACGGTGATGAAGTCTCTCTAAAAATAATGCTTACCGGGATTCATTCACTGACGGGGGATCATCTCGAGATTTGTGTTGCTTCTGATCGAGAGCTAACTCAGGAAGAAGTTTCAAACGCAGTGAAAAAGTATCTGTGAACACAGCGCCAATAACGCCCGGGACTCCTTACTGGCATGTCGATAACTGATCGCTTTTTTATATGCATGCTGTAAACGAATTATGGTGAATCCCCCTAAGCGGAGGGGCTAATTAACCGGATGGCTCTTCTACACTGGCGCTCATCATGAACGACTGAAGCAGCGAGTCACGGGTGGTTATCCCAACGACTCTCCGGGAGGCACCCGGCATCATATACCCAAAGCCCTTGCAGTGATGCAGGGGCTTTTTTTGTCACAGACCAATGCATCAGGGTTTCCCTCCAGCCAGGAAAGCAAGGGTTGGGTAGATGTATGCAGCGACAATATCATTAGTCTATAATTTATAGACATTTATAGTAGAAGATAGTGATTCAACAACTATCACCTTGCTGGAGAATGGGAATATGAGTAAACCAGAAGAGGCCCAAATGAAAGTTGATGCTCTGACACAAAAGACCGAAGAAGAAATTTCCGCTTTGATCGCAAAAAAAATTTCAGAATTAAGAAAAAAAACAGGAAAAGAAGTCTCTGAAATTCAGTTTGTTGCTCGCGAAGCGATGACCGGTCTGGAAGGTTATGACGTGAAAATTAAATTACTATAATCATATCTTTCAAAGAAGAGGTCGCTTAGGCGGCCCTTTTATTGCCATTACAAAGCGTCTCACCCGGGGCGCTTGATAATGGTTAAAAAAAGAGCCCTCACAAGGAGGGCTACAGGAGTCTCATTTTATGTGCTCTTTTTATTGATGTTTCCCCGGAGTTGGCACTCTCCACATCAGAGTCCTGTACATCTTGGCATCCTACTTAGTAACAACAAGCGTAAGCGTGGGACATTAAGAATTTCCGCACGAAGTTATCACTATGGGTAGACCTATGGTGATGACCTTTAGCATTAGACCAAAGGCTTGCCAGTGAGTGTGAAGTGTATACAGCTCAAAATAAACCAGATGATTACGTGTGTGATTGGTGCGCGCAGAATCGCAACCCAGATATGGGAAGTAGCCATTTGTTCTCCGTTCAGTTTTATATGCGAGAGGAGATAGCCTCGTTACGAGGGTATCTATTGTAGTTATTATTGTGGGTGATGAATCTTCACAATGGAGAAGTCTGTCTCTTATAGGAGACAAAAATACCGGTCCCCACCCCCCATTCAAGCCACTGGCATTTGCCGGTGGCTTTTCTATTGGAGCAGTTATGCCGCCACGCACACCAAAGGCCTGTCGCGTTCGCGGCTGCCGATCAACAACAACTGACCCATCAGGCTACTGCGAGGCGCATAAGGGTGAAGGCTGGAAGCAGTACAAGGCAGGCCAGACACGGCACCAGCGTGGCTACGGCACAAAGTGGGAGAGCATACGTGAGCGCATCCTGAAGCGTGACAAAGGACTCTGCCAGGATCATCTGAAGCAGGGCGTTGCAAGGTCGGCTTCATGCGTTGACCACATCATCCCGAAAGCACATGGCGGCACCGACGATGACTCCAACCTACAGAGCCTGTGCTGGTCCTGCCATGCCAGGAAGACCGCGCGCGACCGCATCAAGTGAGAGTGATTATCGATTGCATCGGGGCGGGGGAGGGGGGCAAATCCCTGTGGCCGGACGCTTTCCGGACTGCCCGCCTCCTCGTATTTTTATACCCGCGAAAAATCAAATTTAACCAGGAGTGTCGCTTATGGCTGGAACGGCGGGGCGTTCCGGGCGCCGCCCAAAGCCAACGGCGCGCAAGGAGCTTGCCGGGAACCCCGGTAAGCGAGCCCTGAATAAAGAAGAGCCGGTGTTCACCCCGATCAAGGGCGTGGCACCGCCGGACTGGTTTGAAGAAGAGAATCTACCGCTTGCGGCGATCATGTGGGAACTGACCACAAAAGAGTTATGCGGCCAGGGCCTGATCTGCGTTACCGATCTCGCCGTGCTTGAGCGCTGGTGTGTCGCTTATGAGTTCTGGCGCCGGGCGGTAAAGAATATCGCTGTGGAAGGTCTGTCCATAACAGGCGCAATGGGCGGCAAGATTAAGAACCCTGAGCTGACCGCGAAGAAAGAGCAGGAATCGGAGATGAGCTCTACCGGTTCAATGCTGGGCCTCGATCCCAGCAGTCGCCAGCGTCTGGTCGGGCTCGCCGGCCAGAAGAAAACCTCTAACCCTTTCCTGAAGATGATTAACGCATGAGCCGCAAATCGTACCCCAACGTTAACGCCGCGAATCAGTACGCCCGCAACGTTGTGCGGGGGAAGATCCCGGCGTGCCAGTATGTCATCCAGGCCTGTCAGCGCCATATCGACGATATGGCTCAGGAGAAGAGCCGTAAATTCCGGTACCGCTTTGACAAAGACATGGCGGAGAAGGCCGCGAAGTTTATTCAGCTGTTGCCACACACAAAGGGAGAGTGGGCATTCAAGAGGATGCCGATCACCCTGGAGCCCTGGCAACTTTTCATCGTCTGCTGCGCCTTTGGCTGGGTGCAGAAGGGGACGAGGCGTCGCCGTTTCCGTGAGGTCTACACCGAGATCCCCCGCAAGAACGGCAAGTCGGCCATCTCTGCTGGCGTGGCGCTGTACTGTTTTACCTGTGATAACGAGTTTGGTGCCGAGGTCTACTCTGGCGCCACGACGGAAAAGCAGGCGTGGGAGGTATTCCGGCCCGCGCGCCTGATGTGCAAGCGCACCCCGCTGCTGGTGGAGGCGTTCGGCATTGAGGTCAATGCATCAAACCTGAACCGGCCGGAAGACGGTGCCCGCTTCGAACCGCTGATTGGTAACCCCGGTGATGGATCCTCGCCGCACTGCGCGATAGTCGACGAATATCACGAACACCCGACCGACGCGCTGTACACCACGATGCTGACGGGTATGGGCGCGCGACGACAGCCGCTGATGTGGGCTATCACTACCGCGGGCTACAACATCGAGGGGCCGTGCTACGACAAACGGCGTGAAGTGATTGAGATGCTGAACGGCTCGGTGCCCAACGAGGAGCTGTTCGGCGTGATTTATACGGTCGATGAAGGCGACGACTGGACCGATCCGAAGGTGCTGGAGAAGGCAAACCCGAACATAGGGGTGTCGGTCTACCGCGATTTCCTGCTGAGCCAGCAACAGCGTGCCGTGAACAACGCCCGGCAGGCAGGGGTGTTTAAAACCAAGCACCTCAATATCTGGGTCGCTGCCCGGGCCGCGTTCTTTAACCTGGTGTCCTGGCAGAACTGCGAAGACAAGACGCTGAACCTGGAGAAGTTCGAGGGGCAACCCTGTGTGCTGGCGTTCGACCTGGCGCGCAAACTGGATATGAACAGCATGGCGCGCCTGTTTACCCGTGAAATGGACGGGAAGACGCATTACTACTGCGTGGCACCGCGCTTCTGGGTGCCGTATGACACGGTATACAGCGTCGAGAAAAACGAGGATCGCCGGACCGCTGAACGTTTTCAGAAATGGGTAGAGATGGGGTTACTGACCGTAACTGACGGGGCAGAGGTGGATTATCGCTACATCCTTGAAGAGGCGAAGGCGGCAAATAAGCTGAACCCGGTCAGCGAGTCACCGATTGACCCGTTCGGTGCTACCGGCCTTTCACACGATCTGGCCGATGAAGAGCTGAACCCCGTCACCATCATCCAGAACTACACCAACATGTCTGACCCGATGAAGGAGCTGGAAGCCGCCATTGAGTCGGGGCGCTTTCATCACGACGGCAACCCGATCATGAGCTGGTGTATCAGTAATGTCGTCGGGAAGTACCTGCCCGGCAACGACGATGTGGTTAAGCCCATCAAAGAGCAGAACGAAAACAAAATCGACGGCGCGGTTGCGCTGATCATGACTATCGGGCGGGCAATGCTCAAAGAGCCTGGCAATTTCCTCTCATCCCTTGATCCAGACGATGACCTCCTAATTTTATGAAATCACTGATTACTGATGTTATCGGGCTGGCCGGGTATGGCCTGCTCACCGCCGGATTTTACCTGCAGTTCGGGTTGGCTCCGGCACTGATGTTCTCCGGCGGGCTCCTGCTGCTGGGTGCCCTGGCGATGGCCAGAAGGGGGAAGCGTGCTGTTTGACTCTCTGTTCAGAAGTGAATCTCTTGAGAACCCGGCCACGCCAATCAGCGGTGAGCTGGTGGATGCCGACGGGTTGTTTGCCGCTGACGTATACGTCAGCCCTGAGACAGCGATGAAGCTGGCGGCAGTGTATGCCTGCATTTACGTCCTGTCCTCGAACCTCGCCCAGATGCCCCTGCATGTCATGCGAAAGCACAACGGCAAGGTTGAGCCCGCGCGGGATCACCCTGCGTTTTATCTGGTTCATGATGAACCTAACACCTGGCAGACCAGCTATAAATGGCGCGAGCTGAAGCAACGCCACATCCTCGGTTGGGGAAACGGATATACCTGGGTTAAGCGCAGCCGCCGCGGTGAAGTGACCTCCCTGGACTGTTGCATGCCATGGGAAACGACCCTGATTAATACCGGAGGCCGATATACCTACGGGCTCTACAACGAAGAGGGGGCATTCGCCATCAGCCCGGACGATATGATCCACATCCGGGCGCTGGGGAATAACCAGAAAATGGGCCTCAGCCCGGTTATGCAGCACGCCGAAACGATCGGCATGGGTATGAGCGGACAGAAGTACACGGAAAGCTTCTTCAGCGGCAATGCCCGCCCGGCTGGGCTCGTATCCGTAAAAACAGCTTTAGATAAAACCAGTTGGGACAGGTTGAAAGAGCAGTGGCGGAAGGCAGCTCAGGCGTTACGCAGCCAGGAAAACAAAACCATGCTGTTGCCTGCGGATCTGGACTACAAGGCGCTGACCGTGTCGCCGATTGACGCCCAAATCATCGACATGTCAAAACTCAACCGCTCGATGATTGCCGGGATCTTTAACGTGCCAGCGCACATGATCAACGACCTGGAAAAAGCCACCTTCAGCAATATCACGCAGCAGGCCATTCAGTTTGTCCGCTATTCGATGATGCCATGGGTGACGAACTGGGAACAGGAACTTAACCGTCGCCTGTTTACCCGCGCCGAGCTGGCTGCCGGGTATTACGTCCGGTTTAACCTCACGGGTCTGTTACGTGGCACCCCTCAGGAGCGCGCGCAGTTCTATCACTTTGCGATCACCGACGGCTGGATGAGCCGCAACGAAGCCCGCGCTTTCGAGGATATGAACCCGGTCGACGGCCTGGATGAAATGCTCGTTAGCGTCAACGCCGCCAACCCGGCAGACGATTTCAAAACCACCAAAACTGAAAAGGAAAAAACCGATGAGTGATCGCGAGACTCGCTGTTACAGCGGTGAGGTCCGTGCCGAACAGCAGGGGGAGCAGCCCACGCGCATTATCGGTTACGGATCGGTGTTTAACAGCCGCTCCGAACCCCTCTGGGGATTCCGCGAGATTATTAAGCCAGGCGCTTTCGATGACGTGCTGGGTGACGATATCCGCGGGCTGTTTAACCATGACCCGAACTTTATTCTCGGGCGCAGCGCTTCCGGTACGTTGAGCGTCAGCGTCGATGATAAAGGGCTTCGCTACGACATCGCGGCACCTGACACCCAGACCATCCGCGATCTGGTGCTGGCACCGATGATGCGCGGCGATATCACCCAGTCTTCCTTCGCATTCCGTATCGCCCATGACGGCGAGCACTGGTACCAGGACGATGAGGGGATCGTCATTCGCGAAATTAACCGTTTTTCACGCCTCTTTGATGTCAGTCCGGTGACGTACCCGGCATATCAGGAGGCTGATTCCGGCATCCGATCCATGAAAGCCTGGCAGGAGGCGCGCGACAGCGGCGCGCTGGCGCAAGCCATTAACCAACGAATGGCGCGCGAGCGCCTGCTGACCCTTCTTAACGCGTAAGGAAAAACCATGAAATTGCACGAACTGAAGCAGAAACGTAACACCATCGCCACCGACATGCGTGCGCTGCACGACAAGATTGGTGATGCCACCTGGACTGATGAACAGCGTACCCAGTGGAACGCTTCAAAATCCGAACTGGACTCGCTCGATGAGCGTATCGCCCGTGAGGAAGAGCTGCGCCGTCACGATCAGACTTTTGTGAATGAGCAGGAGCCTGAACAGCGCCAGCGTCAGGAAAACCCGGAGATGCAGGCCGAAGGGCGCCGCGCCGCTGCATTTGATCGCCTTCTGCGCCACGGCTTCAGCGAACTGACCGCCGAAGAACGCCAGGCGGTTAAAGAGCTGCGTGCTCAGGGCACCACCCCTGATGATAAGGGTGGCTATACCGTACCTACCCAGATGCGTAACACCATCATAGATGCGATGAAGGCTTACGGCGGGATCGCAAGTGTTGCCCAGATTCTCAATACCTCGAACGGTCAGGATATTACCTGGTCGACCTCTGACGGTACTGCTGAAGAAGGCGAACTGCTCGCTGAAAACACCGCAGCCACTGAAGGTGATGTGACGTTCGGCACGGCGACCCTGGGTGCCAAAAAACTGTCATCCAAAATCATCCGCGTTTCTAACGAACTGCTGCAGGACAGCGGCGTTGACATCGAGGCATACCTGGCTGGCCGTATTGCACAGCGCATTGGCCGCGGTGAGGCTAAATATCTCGTTCAGGGAACCGGTGCAGGCACACCACTTCAGCCTAAGGGCCTGGCTGCTTCAGTAACTGGCACCACTCAGTCTTCTGCGGCGGCCGCGTTCAACTGGAAGGATATGAATTCGCTGATTCACTCCCTCGATCCGGCGTATCGTGGCGGCCCATCTTTCCGCTGGGCGTTCAATGACGCGACGCTGCAGAGCATCGAGCAAATGGAAGATACGCAGGGCCGTCCATTGTGGCTGCCAGATATCACCGGCGGCTCTCCGGCGACAGTTCTGGGCATTCCGTATGTTATCGATCAGGCCATCGATAATGCCGCCGCCAGCAAAAAATTCATTTACCTGGGGGACTTCAACCGCTTCGTGGTGCGCCGCGTTGCCTACATGACGCTGAAGCGCCTGGTTGAACGCTACGCTGAATATGATCAGACCGCGTTCCTGGCCTTCCATCGCTTCGACTGTGTGCTGGAAGACACTGCGGCGATCAAAGCGCTGGTGGGTAAAGCGCCGTAATACAGAACATCGTTAAAGATGCCGCGTAAGCGGTTTTTTTATGCCCGTCATCTGGCGGGCATGGAGATTTTTATGCTGCTTAAACTCAGTGAAATTAAGCTCCAGTTGCGGCTGGAGGACGATTACACCGAAGAGGATGAGTTGCTGACGGTGATAGGGAGTGCGGTTCAGGCCAGAACGGTGAGCTTTCTTAATCGGACTCTGTATGCAGCAGATGCTGGCGTCCCGGATACCGATCCTGACGGGTTGGTTATGACGGACGATATCCGGCTGGGGATGCTGCTGCTGGCCACCCACTTTTACGAAAACCGCTCATCTGTTTCAGAAGTCGAAAAAACAGAGATGCCGCTGTCATTCACCTGGCTTGTCGGCCCCTACCGGTTCATACCGCTATGAAACTTCGCCAGGCGCAAACCAGCGCGACTTACCTGCTACCCGATCCGGGTGAGCTGGATAAACGGGTGCTGCTTCGTAAACGGGTCGATGTTCCCGCAGCAGATCTCGGTACCCGTCCTGATTACCCCGAGTCTTATCCGGTCTGGGCAAAGGTTGTCCAGACCAGTGCAACCACTTACCAGGAAACGGCCCAGACCGACAACGCGATCACGCACTACATCACTGTGCGCTGGCGCCGCGGGATCACCAGTGATTTTGAAGTTGTGCAGGGTGAACAGGTGTACCGCGTCAGGCGGGGCCGCGATCTGAACGGAAAGCGGCGCTACCTGCTGCTCGAGTGTACCGAGCTGGGTGCCGAGCCAGCGACAACCGGAGGGATCGGTAATGGCAACTCCCTTTTTTCACGTTGATATTCAGCAGCCCAAAGAGATGCGCTTCAACCGGGCGCGCGTCCGCCGGGCCTTCATCCATATCGGCCAGCGCCACATGCGGGACGCCCGCCGGCTGGTGATGAAGCGGGGGCGGTCTGAGCCCGGAGAAAACCCGGGTTATCAGAGCGGACGGCTGGCGAAATCCATCGGCTATATGGTGCCCAGGGCCAGCAAGAACCGTCCGGGGTTTATGACGCGTATCGCGCCTAACCAGCGAAACGGGCAGGGGAACCGGCTCATCACCGGCGACTTTTACCCGGCGTTTCTGTTCTACGGTGTGCGGGGCGGCGCTAAGCGTCGGCGTGGCCACCACCGGGGTGCATCCGGGGGGAGTGGCTGGCGGCTGGCACCGCGTAACAACTTCATGATCGAAACGCTTCAGAAAAACAGCCCCTGGACGCGCTACTACCTGGCGCGCGAGCTGCGCCTCTCACTCAAGCCGGAGAAACGCCGCTGATGAAACTGACGCCAGTTATTGCCACCCTGCGCGCCCGCTGCCCTTTATTTCAGAACCGGGTGGCCGGTGCCGCGCAGTTTAAGGATCTGCCTGAGGTCGGCAAGATGTTGCTGCCCGCGGCCTATGTGGTACCGGGCGATGATTCGCCGGGGGAACAAAAAAGCCAGACAGATTACTGGCAGACGCTGCGCGAGGGCTTCTCCGTAATTGTGTTCGTCAGTAACAGCCGTGACGAACGCGGCCAGTTTGCTTCCTTCGATGTGGTGCATGAAGTTCGCCAGGCACTCTTTAAAGCGCTGCTGGGCTGGAACCCGGAAGAATACGGCAACCCCATCACCTATGACGGCGGCACGCTGCTGGATGTGAACCGGCACGAGCTGAGTTATCAGTTCGACTTCGTCGTTGAGTCTGAGCTGACAGAAGACGACACACGGCAGCAGGACGATCTGAACGCGCTGGATGAGTTCAAAACCCTTTCCATCGATGTCGATTTTATCGATCCGGGCCACGGGCCAGACGGTGAAATCGAACACCACATTGAAATCAACCTTCCCACCTGAGGAAAACCATGTTTGTAAAACCCAAAAAAGGGCGGTCAGTCCATGACCCGCTCCGAGGCGACCTTTTGCCTGAGGAAGGGCGAAACGTTGAAGAGAGCCAGTACTGGTACCGTCGGGAAATCGACGGGGATATTGCAATTGTTCAGCCGGAAAAAGGCGACGAACCGGAAAATAAGGCGAGCACTAAATGACAGTATCGATGAACACCATCCCGTCTGATCTCCGCGTTCCGCTGTTTTATGCAGAGATGGACAACAGCGCGGCGAATACAGCCCAGACCAGCGCCCCTTCGCTTCTAATCGGCCATGCTAACGCGGGTGCCAGCATCGCCACCAACCAGCTGGTTTTCATGCCGACAGCCGATTACGCGGTTCGGGTTGCTGGCGCTGGCAGCCAGCTGGCGCGCATGGTCGAGGCGTACCGTAAAACCGACCCTTTCGGCGAACTCTGGGTTATCGCTGTGCCGGAACCGACCGGAACGGCAGCTACGGTCACCCTGACGGTAACAGGCTCTGCCCTGGCTGCTGGCGTGGTATCGCTTTATATCGGTAACCGCCGCATTCAGGCGGCCGTCAGTGCAAGTGATGCAGTGGCCGCAATTGCCACATCCATTGCCAGCGCAATTACCGCTGACGGGCGCTCGCCATACACTGCCGCTGCTGCCGCAGGTGTGGTGACGCTGACGGCGCGCCATAAGGGCACCTGGGCAAACGACATCCCGGTAACGCTGAATTACTACGGGTTCAGCGGCGGCGAATCCCTGCCATCTGGCGTGAATATTGCGATCGCCACTGGTGCCTCAGGTACCGGCGCGCCAGCGCTGAGCGGAACGATCGCGGCGATGGGGGATGAGCCCTTCGATTATATCGGCCATCCGTTTAGCGACACGGCGTCAGTTAACACCATCAGCCAGGAAATGAACGATACCAGCGGGCACTGGAGCTGGTTACGCCAGATTTACGGCCACGTCTACACCGCAAAAATTGCCGTTGTAAGCGATCTGATTACCGCGGGTGACACGTTCAATGACCCCCACCTGACGATCGCCGGGTACGAAAAAACGGTGCAGTCCTGTGCTGACGAGCTGGCGGCCAGCCGCACCGCCCGCGCTGCAGTATTCCTGCGTGTCGACCCGGCCCGTCCGACGCAGACCGGCGAACTGGTGGGCATGCTGCCACCCCCGAGCGGTAAACGCTTCATCAAGACCGAGCAGCAATCCCTGTTAACGCACGGGATCGCGACGGCCTACACCGAAGGTGGCGTGCTGCGCATTCAGCGTGACATCACCACCTATAAGAAAAACGCTTATGGCGTGGCCGATAACAGCTACTTGGACAGTGAAACGCTGCATACCAGCGCATACGTCCTGCGCCGCCTGAAGACGGTGATCACCAGTAAGTACGGGCGCCATAAGCTGGCGAACGACGGAACCCGCTTCGGCCCCGGACAGGCGATTGTCACTCCGGCGGTGATCAAAGGGGAACTGCTGTCGACGTACCGACAGATGGAGCGCGAGGGGATCGTCGAAAACTACGACCTGTTTAAAGCGCACCTGATTGTTGAGCGCGATGCAAATGACCCGGCCCGCATCAACGTGCTGTACCCACCTGATTACGTTAACCAGCTGCGAGTGTTCGCGCTGCTTAACCAGTTCCGTCTTCAGTATGCAGAGGAGAGCGCATAATGGCGCGCATTGCTGGTACGTGTTACTTCAAGATTGACGGTCAGCAGCTGTCGCTGACCGGTGGTATCGAGGTGCCAATGAACACCAAGATCAACGATGACCTCATTGGCATGGCCGGTGACGTCGACCGTAAGGAGACTCACCGCGCGCCCTATGTGAAGGGCACCTTCAAGGTACCGAAAGAGTTTCCGGTCAACAAAGTGACGACTTCAGACCAGATGACGATCACCGCTGAGCTGGCGAATGGTCAGGTCTATGTACTGTCATCTGCCTGGCTGCATGGCGAGGCAAACCACAACGCAGAGGAAGGCACCGCTGACCTCGAATTCCACGGTGAAGAGGGAGGTTATCAGTAATGCAAGAGATGGTGCTGAATCAACCGGTAAACGCTCATGGTGAAACCATCAGCGTGCTTGAGTTTAAAGAGCCAACCGGCAAAGACGTGCGTGAGCTGGGTTACCCTTATCAGATGAACCAGGACGAATCCATCAAGCTGCAGGCGCATATTATTGCGAAGTATATCGTCAGGCTGGCCAGCGTACCATTGAGTACGGTTGACCAAATGTCACCGGGTGATCTTAATACGGCAGGCTGGCTGGTGGCGGGTTTTTTCCTCCAGGCCTGACGGCAGAATATCTCACTGATCGCTATTTTGACTGCGCCAGTTACTGGCGCATTAACCCTTTTGAACTGCTGGACAAACCACTCAGTGAAATACCTTTGTTGGTAAGTCAGGCAAACAGAATTGAGCAGGAGAAGCAGCGCAATGGCTGAGTTTGAACTTAAGGCGCTGATCACCGGTGTCGACAAGCTGTCACCTGCGCTGTCGCGAATGCAGAAAAATATTCGTGGCTTCAGGCGGCAGGCAGAGGAAGCATCAAAAGGTGGGCTCGCACTTGGGGGAGGTCTGGCCGCCGGGCTGACCTTATCGATGAAAGCATATGCGGATCAGGAGAACGCGGCCACTGGTTTGAAAGTCGCCATGATGCAGGACAATGGCGAAGTTGGCGGTAGCTTTGAAAAAATCAATAAGCTTGCAGTAGGTTTGGGTAATCAGTTGCCGGGAACAACCGCTGACTTTCAGAACATGATGCAAATGCTGGTGCGTCAGGGTATTCCGGCAGAGAACATTCTCGGCGGGGTCGGGAAAGCGACGGCTTATCTGGCTGTACAGTTGAAGAAGACACCTGAAGCAGCAGCAGAATTTGCGGCCAAAATGCAGGATGCCACAGGGACCGCTTCAGATGACATGATGGGGCTATTCGATACTATTCAGAAAGCGTTTTATCTTGGTGTTGACGACACCAACATGTTGTCGTTCTTCACCAAAACCAGTTCCGTTCTGAAGATGATTAATCAGGACGGGCTTAAGGCCGCCCAGGGTCTTGCGCCAATCAGCGTGATGATGGATCAGATGGGGATGCAGGGCGAGTCGGCGGGTAATGCGCTACGTAAAGTCATTCAGTCAGGTCTGAATATAAAGAACGTTAAAAGCGTTAACAAAGTGCTGGCGAGCCAGAAGCTCGACATCAATCTCGATTTTACTAACGGCAAGGGCAGCTTCGGTGGGCTCGACAATTTGTTTAAACAATTGAGTAAGCTTCGCAAATTGACCGACGTAAAACGTACCGGTGTTCTGAAAGCTCTTTTTGGGGATGATGCTGAAACCCTGCAGGTGGTGAACGCCCTAATCGACAAAGGCAAAGATGGCTATGACCAAGTTCAGCAAAAAATGAATCGGCAGGCCAGCCTGAATAATCGAGTTCAGGCCCAACTGGGAACTCTTACCAACCTCTGGGAGGCAATGACAGGCACAGCCACTAATGGCCTTGCAGCGATTGGAGGAGCCTTCTCTGGAGACGCCAAGCAAATAACAATATGGCTGGGGGATCTTGGTGAACGTTTTACAAAGTTTGCTGATGAAAATCCCAGAGTAATACGTGGTGCTTTTGGGTTAGCTGCTGGCTTGGCTGTTTTGAAGTTGGGATTTATGGGAGTTGGCGCGGCAATTAGCATTGTGAGCCGAATCTTGTCATTGAGTCCCATTGGCATGATCGCTACCGGCATTGCGTTGGCCGCTGGACTGATTATCTCCAACTGGGATGTAGTTGGTCCTTATTTCAAAAAATTATGGGGATTTGTTCAGCCAATATTTTCCGAATGGATGCGCTGGGCGAAGTTAGCTTTTGACTGGTCTCCATTGAGCCTGGTAATAAATAACTGGGGGCCAGTAGTGAAGTGGTTTCAGGATATGTGGGCGAAGCTGAAACCTATTGTCGAGTGGTTTACCGATGGTGCCAGTGATACCGTCGCCGCCGCAAATGCTGCACAATGGGGTGCAGGTGGTTACAGTGCTTATGGTGCGGGGGTAGCAAGTTCAGGCTACAACCCATACCAGATTAAACAGGATGCTGTTGCTAAGCTTCAGGGAACGGTGACTGTTCAGTTTGAAAATGCTCCGCCAGGAATGAAGGTGACTGAGACCCGTGCGTCAGGGATAGATGTTAACCATGATGTGGGTTATACCAGAATAGGTAGGTCAGGGATGGGTGGCTAAACTTTCAATTGGAAATAATCTGAAATGCGATGTTATGATTTTATCCTCAATATCTGATGGATAAAAAAATGTCTTATATCGATTCAAACTTAGTTGGCAATGAAGAAGTAGTTTATCGTGGACATGTTACTTTATGGGCTTGGTTGCCATGGGTAGTATGGGGCTTAATTTTAGGCTTCACTACCATCATAGGGTTCGTCCTGATTCCTTTGGGTTATTTTGTCTTGCGTTCGAATGAGGCTGCGATAACTAACAAGCGACTGATTGCGAAGTCCGGCTTAATCAAGAGAGATACTGTAGAAATTCCTATTAGGAAAATTTCGAGCCTGCAGGTTAAGCAGGGGATATCAGGACGTTTGCTGGGGTACGGCTCTCTTATCATCAGTGATACTGGAGCTGTTCACGCTCCAATCCGCTTTATCAAAGATCCAATGAAGTTCAGACAGCGTTTCTTTGAGCTTCAGGAAGAGATAGAAAATAAATAACTTTAAATAAACCCGCCAATCGGCGGGTTTTTTGTTTCTGGAGATGGTATGGCGTGGAAAGACCGATTGCAAAACGCCTCGTTTCGCGGCGTCCCGTTCAAAGTTGAGGATGAAGACTCCACCGGCGGGCGCCGGGTTGAAACCCACGAATACCCCAATCGTGACAAACCGTATACAGAAGACCTCGGTAAGGCCACGTTCCGGGCGTCCATTACAGCTTATGTGGTCGGAGATGACTGTTTCGAACAGCGCGATGCGCTGAAGGAGGCGCTGAATAAACCGGGTCCCGGCACGCTGATTCATCCAACTTTTGGTGAACTCAGCGTTTGTGTTGATGGTGAGGTCAGGGTCAGCACAAGAAAGGAAGAGGGCCGCGTGGTCCGCTTTGACCTCCGGTTCGTCGAGGCCGGTGAACTGGCTTACCCGACATCAGGTGCGGCAACTGCCCAGATACTCGGATCCTCATGCTCCGTGTTGGACAGCTGCATCAGTGATGCGTTCGACGGGTTTGGCATGGATGGCATGGCTGATTTTGTGCAGCAGGACGTTATTGGGCAGGCCAGTGGAATGGTTGGCTACGTCTCAGACGCCATGAAGATGATCGACGATGGCGTGTCTGCTGGAGCTCGTCTTCTCCAGGGTGATATTTCGGTGCTGCTGCCTCCTCCGTCATCAGGGAAGGGCTTTATTGAGTCGCTGCAAAAAATGTGGCGAACGGGCAACCGGCTGTACGGTAATTCTGCCGATCTGATCACGATGGCAAAAGCTCTTTCGGGCATCAGCCTTGGAAAAGACCTGGCGCCCAGGGGAGTGTGGAAAACCGACAGCCAGAGCACCAGATCCAAAACAGAGCAGCGAAACCATGTTGCGAGCGCGATTCGTACTACAGCCTTAAGCGAGGCGGTTTACACAGTAACGAAACTACCCGCTCCGGCAGCTGTGACAGCTGCCGGCTCCTCCGGTCAAAGTGCTGCGATAGTGGCGAATGTCTCTCACCCGGCGCTGAGCAACGCGCCAACAAACACCGTCACTCCTGATGCTCCGTCGTGGGATGAACTCACTGTAGTTCGCGACACCCTGAACCAGGCAATCGTGAAAGAGATGGAGCGGACGACTGACGATCGTGTTTTCACTGCACTGCGCCGTTTAAAGGCAGATCTGAATGCCGACCTGACGCAACGTCTCAGGCAGACAGACAGAACCGTAACGGTACTGCCCGTGGGAATAGAGCCTGCCGTCGTTCTGGCGGCGCGTATCTACGACGACGCCAGCCGCGCCGGTGAAATTGTCCAGCGCAACGGTATTGTGCACCCCGGATTCGTACCCTTGCAGCCGCTTAAATTGTCGACGCGCCAGCTGGCGTGGCGGGTAAACCAACAAGTTGATCAGGACCAGCTTTATACGGCAAGGACCAGCGACTGGTTGAGATGGGCGATCGCGGTTGAGAAAGCCTGTTCATTAGGATTTTAGGAGTCAGCATGTCCCAGTTTACTGAAGCCGATTCATCGGTTAACCGCCTGAATGCGGCCGTTACGGCATTCGAAAAAGTATTGACTGAGCCGGAAGGAACGGTGGTCGAAATGCCCATAGGCGCGGCACAGCCGAGCTTGGCCGAAAGGTTGAAGCGCGCTGTCGATGCAGTCACAGTTAAACCCGCACAGGCCGCAGCGCAGGCCTCAGCTGCAGCTCAGCAAGCTCAGGCCGCGCAGCAGTCAGCCGCCCAAAGCGCAGCAGATGCTGCGAACTCTGCCGCCGCTACTGGATACGTTGATGCACCGTTCCCGGATGTGTGGTTGCCGTTTAATGATGACCTTCGCCTGCTGGCCGGTTTTGCACCGGCGGACACAATTAACGTGGCTGGCACCATTTACCCACTTAGAACAAAGTCCGCGACCCTTACCCGCTCAACTGTCGGGACTTATTACGATAAATCGGGGACGATGAAGTTAGCCGATATTGACGAACCTCGCTTCGAGAAAGAGGGACTGTTAATTGAGCCTCAAATGACGAACCTGTACACCTACTCTGAGCAGTGGGGTGCGGGGCAGAGAGTTACCACAACTAATAACAGTGGCGACTCTCCCCGTGGCGACAAAACAATGGCGCTGATAGTTGAAGACACAACCACCAATATCGAGCACTACACCCAGGACCGCAATATCGTTTTAACGGCTGGTACAACATATTGTTATTCTGTGTTTGTTAAGGCCCACTCAAACCCGCGCAATCTGTATCTGCGTGTAGCCTCAGGAAGTACATCTGGTGTTTTCTTTGATCCTGTGACCGGTGCTTGGGCAGGAAGCGGGACTGGTGCTCAGTTCATTGATCGTGGGTTTGAAGATATTGGAAACGGTATATATCGTGTCTGGATGACATTTACCGCCGCGGCCAGTCAGAGCACAGTATTTCGTCTTCAATTAGCGAATGGCGTGGCAGCAAACTACACCGGCGATGGCGTGTCGGGTTTGAATGTTTGGGGTGCGCAATTAGAAGAAAGCTCCTTTCCAACATCCTATATCCCAACGGCAACCGCTTCAGCTACAAGAGGGGGGGATAACTGGCAGATCCCAAAAGAAAACAGTGGATACACATCTCTTGCAACCTTGTTTAATCGTACTATTGCGTTTGAGTTTTTCCCCAAATATTTACAATCAACGCCTGGGTATATTGAGATCGTCAAGGTTCAGGGACCAAGTAATGATATTGTTTGCAGGTGGGTTAACGACAACACTGTAAAATCGTATCGAGGGTCCTCAGCTATCAGTATACCCTGCGCCCAGGGTGGGAGCGGCGTATTTGTTCATACAACGGAAGGCAACAGGATATCAAATTACTACAACGGTAATTCAAACTCGCACACTGTTGCACCTAATGGTACGACACAGGGCGTCTCATATATTGGGAATATAAATCAAAGCAACTCTGTGAAATTTGTTTACCACATACGTAATCTACGTATCTGGCACCGCCTTTTATCTGATATTCAAATCAGAGGACTCCGCTGATGAAAGATTTATATCTGCGCTTTTCCAGTGAGGAAGAGGCGCAACAGAAATTAATTGCGTTCGGGTTTGAATATGAAGAAGAGCAGGGCGGTTTATTTCACCCTGATATTTGTCTGGATGTGGTCGGCGTTATTATTACCAGTACCGGCGAAGCAGAGTCCGTGGAATACGTCACCGAACCCGGTTACCACGTCAATCTCCGCATTGTTAACGACGATCTCGATTTATCCAGCTTAAATGGATTCGCCGTGAACCCTAAAACCCCTGCTCGCGTCTGGGCCTGATTATGGATGACAACATTACTCTGAGGGTCAATGGCAGGGAGTGGGGCGGCTGGACATCAGTCAGGATTGGCGCAGGTGTTGAACGGCTGGCGAGGGATTTCAGCGTCGAAATTACCAGGCAGTGGCCAGGCGAGAACGGTGACACCCTCTCACTGAAAGTTAAAGGTGGCGATCGGGTCGAAGTTTTGATTGGCACCGATTTGGTGATCACTGGCTGGGTCGAGGCAACCCCTGTTCGCTACGACGCACGCTCTGTCAGTGTTGGAATCAGCGGGCGCAGCCTGACAGCAGATTTGATCGACTGCGCCGCAGAACCGACGCAATTCAACGGACAGTCTCTGGTTCAGGTGGCCGCCGCGCTGGCAAAGCCGTTTGGTATTGAAGTCGTTAATTCCGGCGCACCTGCTGACGTTATCCCGGGCGTGCAGCCTGATCACGGCGAAACGGTTATCGAGGTGCTGAATAAGATGCTGGGTCAGCAACAGGTGCTGGCTTATGACGATCCAGTGGGACGGCTGGTGATTGGTGGAGTTGGGTCGACGCGAGCGCATACCGCGCTCGTTCTCGGCCAGAACATCCTTTCCTGCGATACCGAAAAAAGTATCAGGGACCGTTTTTCAACGTATCAGGTATCCGGGCAGAGAGCCGGGAATGATGAAGACTTTGGCGCGGCCACCACAACGGCTCTCCGGGCGAAGACCGAAGATGCCGGGATCGGGCGGTACCGGCCAATGGCTGTTCAGCAGACAGGCCAGGCGACAGGTGCAAGCTGCATCGCCCGCGCTGATTTCGAAGCGCGCCAGCGCGCCGCCCGCACTGATGAAACAACGTACACCGTGTGGGGGTGGCGCCAGGGTGACGGTTCTCTCTGGCAACCTAACCAGCGGGTAATCGTCTTTGACCCCGTCTGTGGGTTTAACAACCGTGAGCTGCTGATTTCCGAGGTGTTGTTCACCAAAGACAGCAACGGCACGATCACCGAGTTGCGCGTCGGGCCGCCTGATGCGTATCTGCCGGAACCTGCCGATCCTAAACAGCGGAAGAAGAAAAAAGCTGAGGAGGCTCCTTTCTGATGGGTAACTTTCAACAATTGCAGCGGCAACTGCTTAACCTGATTCGGCGCGCGGTCGTGGGAAGCGTTAAGCCTGATTCAAAATGTCAGGCTGTGGATGTTGAACTACTCGCGGGTGAGAAGAAGGGTGGCATTGAGCATCTTGAGCCTTACGGGTTTACCACACATGCGAATCCGGGTGCTGAAGCTCTGGTTCTGTTTCCTGATGCCGATCGCTCCCATGCTGTAGCGGTCACCGTGTCCGATCGCCGCTATCGCATTCGGTCTCTTAAGCAAGGTGAAGTCGCCATTTATGACGATCTGGGACAGTCGGTCACACTGACGCGGACCGGTATCGTCGTGAACGGCGCCGGAAAGCCCATTACCTTCATGAACGCGCCAAAAGCGCGGTTCGAAATGGACATCGAATCGACAGGCCAGATCAAGGACCACTGCGACACAACCGGGGTCACGATGGCGTCAATGCGCCTCACGTACAACGGTCATATACACAAAGAAAACGGTAACAGCACAGACGTGCCGGACAAACAAATGGGGAAGTAAATATGGACCTGTGGCTAACCGTAAACGGGGTAAGCGTTTCAGCGAATGCCCCTCTCGATTTACTCACCCGCTCTGTTGTGATTTCTCTTTTCACCTGGCGCCGCGCACAACCGGATGACAATGCCGATCAGCCTAACGGGTGGTGGGGCGATACCTGGCCTGCAGTCCAGAACGACCGGTACGGTTCGCGCCTCTGGTTGCTCCAGCGTCAGAAGCTGACGAACCAGACAGCCCTGGTCGCGAGGACGTATATCAACGAAGCACTGCAGTGGATGATCGACGACGGCCTTGTTTCCAGGATTGACCTCCTCATTCAGCGTACCGGCATTAACGAACTGGGTAACAGCATAACGCTGTGGCGCTACAACCAGCCCACCACTATTTCTTTTGACGATCTATGGAGTGCGATCACAAATGGCTGACAGCGAATTCCAGCGCCCGACGCTGGCAGAAAATATCAGCATGCTCCGCACCGACCTTTTTTCCCGCCTGGACGCGAGCGACACTATCAGGCGTATGGATGAAGACGTGAGGGCGAAAGTGTATGCGGCCGCGCTGCATACCGTGTATGGCTACATTGATTACCTGGCGCTGAACATGCTGCCGGATAAGTGCGACGAAGCCTGGCTGCAAAGGCATGCGGCCATGAAGCGCTGCCCCCGAAAAAGCCCTACAGCGTCAGCAGGATTTATGCGCTGGGATGGCGTAACAAACGGCATTACGGTTAAAGCTGGCGCAGTGATTCAACGCGACGACCTGATCCAGTACACCACCACGGCAGACGCAAGCAGTGCAGGTGGCGTTCTGCGCGTGCCGATCGTGTGCAGTGTCACCGGCAACGTGGGTGAAATTGACGATGGCGCCGCGCTTTATCTGGTGACGCCGGTTAATGGCCTGCCGTCTTCAGGCGTAGCTGACTCTGTTGCTGGTGGGTTTGATATTGAGGATCTGGAAACCTGGCGCGCCCGGGTGCTGGAGCGTTACTACTGGACGCCTTTGGGTGGTGGGGACGGCGATTATATTGTGTGGGCCAAAGAAGTGCCGGGCATCACCCGGGCGTGGACCTACAGGCACTGGATGGGGGCTGGTACGGTGGGCGTGATGGTGGCCAGCGATGATCCGATCAACCCCATTCCCGACGCAGCAACTGTTGCAGCAGTAAAAGCCCACATCGCCCCGCTTGCGCCTGTTGCCGGCGCTGATCTGTATCCGTTCGCACCCGTCGGCCATAACGTCAATTTCAGAATACGCCTGACACCTGACACGCCAGAAGTCCGTGCGGCAGTGACGGCGGAGTTACGCTCGTTTCTTTTGAGGGACGGCTACCCGGAAGGTGAACTCGAAATCTCACGAATAAACGAGGCTATTTCCATCGCAGCAGGCGAGCACAGCCATGTTCTGGTGGCTCCGACAGCCAGTATCTCGATCGCCAAAAATGAACTGGCCATACTGGGGACGCTCGCATGGACGTGACCGATGACGACTACATCCATTTGATGTCAGCCCTGCTGCCGCCTGGTCCTGCATGGTCAGTTGACGATCCGGCAATTATCGGCGCAGCTCCCTCGCTGCGGCGGGCTCACCAGCGCGCCGATGAGTTGATGCTGGAATTAGATCCGCGCACAACCTCCGAGCTGATTAACCGCTGGGAAACCTGCTGCGGCCTGCCTGATGAATGTATCCCGGCGGGGACGCAAACGCTGCTGCAGCGTCAGAGCAGGCTGGACGCAAAGGTCAATTTAATCGGTGGTATCAACGAGAGGTTTTACCTCGACCAGCTTGCTGCCCTGGGCAAGCCAGGGGCGACGATCACCCGCTACAACAAGGGGCCGTTCAGATGTACCTCCGCCTGTACCGAAGCCGTGTATTCAACTGAATGGCGTTACTACTGGCAGGTCAATATGCCGTCCTCAACGGATGCTACCTGGATGACGTGTACTGATGACTGCGACACCCCGGTTCGTTACTGGGGTGATACGGTCGCGGAATGCGTGATCAGTAAACTCTGTCCGTCCCATACCTACGTACTTTTCAAATATCCGTAACCGGAGAAACTATGCATCGTATTGACACACCTACTGCGCAGAAAGATAAGTTCGGCGCGGGAAAAAATGGCTTTACCCGGGGTAATCCTCAGACAGGGACGCCAGCTACCGATCTTGATGATGATTATTTTGACATGCTACAGGAGGAGCTGGTTGCGGTAGTCGAAGCGGCAGGGCTGGCTCTCGATAAGTCCAAACGTGACCAGATGCTTACGGCATTACGAAAATTACTTTTAAGTCGCGCCAATCCTTTCGCAGATATTAAATCTGATGGCGCAGCTGCTATCACAGCGGCGCTTTCGAACCTTGGGTTTACCTATGGCACAGGCTGGTACAAATTAGGTGCCCTTATTATTCAGTACGGGCCTATAGACTTTACTGGCGTTACTTCGAGGGCCGTTACATTTCCTATTCCATTCCCTGCGGAAGTGGCGCAGGTGATTGTTTCTGATGCCGGATTCAGTACCGGTAACATGTGGGGGGCTACGAATAAAACCGTAACGGGATTCACGGCCAGGGTAAACGTCGCTGGTGAAGGCGGCCAATATTTTGCATTCGGGAAATGATTAATATGGGCAATTATATTTATAGTGCAGTAAATAACGCCTTTTACCCTTTCTCTCTGAAAAGTGATTATGAGCGATCCGGGACATGGCCGGATGATGGCGTGGAAGTAAGCAACGAAATCGCCAGTGAGTTCATGGCATCTCCTCCTGCTGGAATATGCCGGGTTCCCGGAAATGACGGGCTGCCCGCGTGGGGAGATGTACCTCCACCCACGCATGAAGAGGTTGTTGCGCAGGCCCAGGCTGAAAAGCAATACCGCATTGATTCAGCGAACGACCACATGAACGGCAAGCAGTGGCCCGGTAAAGCCGTGCTTGGACGATTAAAGGGGGAAGAGTTAGCGCAATACAATGCGTGGCTCGATTATCTGGATGCCCTTGAAGCGACAGACGTTTCCAGCGCTCCTGAGATTACCTGGCCCGAACAGCCGGTTGTGTAAACCTCCTTGATCCGCACCCCTTTTAAAACTACTGTATATATAAACAGTAAAATAATAAGGGGGAATTATGCCACGCCAAAATGATATCGAAACTGCCTTTAACACAGCGATAAATCATGAACCAAACGGTCGCCGCACTGTAACTACCGAGGACTTCGTTAAGCATCTGGCCCGTGCTAACTGGGATTGGTCATTAAAAGAGGCGAACGAGTGGATAGAAAGCCACGTTTCGACCTTCAAAGACATTTCGACCAGTGAGGGGCAGGCCAGAACCTTCATGCTCTACAACCCGAACGGAGGTCTGTAATGGGCTTTCCTTCACCGGCAACGGACTATGTCGAGCGGCGCCTAACGCCGGAGCTGATCTGCGGCGTTGGCATTGACACTCGCATAATGGACACATCATCCGGGTTCGCTGTTATCGAACCGTGCACCAGGCTGGTACAGAATCAGGTTCTGCTGATTTTGTCCGGCGGCCGCACTCAGTTTGCTCGGGTCATGGGTCGGGCTTTAATCACGGAAGATGGCGAAGCGATAGAGGGCGACGCAGCGGAAGAGGTCGAGGTCATGGGCAGGGTGACGTTCTTCATCAACAGTACAGACGCGGATGACATACCCACTATATGAGGCTGTAGCGCTCATCAAATCCAAGAAATTATGTTCTGCAAAACTATTTTTTAACACCCAGAAATCAACAGCTTAAATAGGTGATGTTTATCGATAAATTTCAGGCTGGAATTCAAGAAAAGTTCTTATGTATCAGTCTGATAATTTAATATCAGAATACTACCGGTCTGGTACATGGATATCGACACCGAAGTGCGCTTTAAGGCGGGGGATCAGCAGCAAAATATCAATACCCGTCTGGATCCGTGGGTGTTTATGTTCTCGGCGGGATATCGCTTCTGACGTAAAAAAGGCCCCGAAGGGCCTTTTTTATTTATCTACGACCCAGCAACAGGCCGAGGACAATACCTACTGCGCCTGCGGCAATCAGGCCGGTAAGGGGATTATTTTTCACTGCATCGGTAACATCAGTCACTACGTCACTTGCCTGCGCGGCATATTTGCGCCCGGCACCTTTTAACTGATGTTTTGGCGAATCAACAAATTCACCAAACTGCTGCTGCGCAGCACCAGCCGCCTCATCCAGCTTGTTCTTCGCTTTTTCACCAGCATATTGTGCATCATTATCAAGATTTTGGTCTGACATAACGTTCTCCTTTTGTAGTCAATGTTAAGCATAGACTCAATG